ATCCATTTTACAATGGTAATAATTGAAAATCTGTTGTTGCTTTCGACGGTGATGTTCCCGGAATGTTTCAATTTTAGGATTCGTTTATAAAGTCCGCCCTCGGTCATTTTAAGTTCAAGCGCCGCCATTTTTCTTCCAAACAAAAATTGACCCGGTTCCAATTCAATGACAGCCGTACCCTTGCCCGCTGGTATGCTATAGGAATATTTCTTATAGCTTGCCTTTAACAAACACCATATCCAAACCTTAAGCAGCGCTTCGTTTTGAAAAACTTCCGAATTAAGAATTGCCCGGTGTAGCTTGATGAATCCGGTTCCTATTGACATGCTGCCGTCCTAGATGCTGAAAGAAAAATGCAGATCAGGATGGCAAAGCAAAAAGTTCAAGATCAAGGCGCACAAATACTGAGGAGTGAGGCGTACTTTTCGTACGCCGCAATGACGAAGGATGCAGTGCAACGCAGATATTGGACTTTTTGCGAAGCCATCAAAATTTAGATACCTTGAACATGTTCTTCTTGATGTACTTATCAATGGAGCATTTTAACACTCGCAAGCCGCGAGGCCCGAGTCTGATGGCTTTAAGCTTACCGGATTTGATCAAATCGTAAATATGGCGCTCAGTGCAACAAAGCTCCTGTGCGGCTTTGCGGACGTAAATGAATTTTCCGATTGTCATGGTTTCCCCTTTTGCCGCTCCATGAAGGCGCTTATGATTGAGATTTTAGGTTTCTTTTTAGAGGGAGCCTGAGAGGCGGCGGTCTTCTTCGGGTTTTTGGGATTCCCGAGCCAGAGAAGACCGGCGCGGATAGCGGCGGCGTATGCGTAAATTTCTGCATCGAGTGCATCGTTTCGATCCCTCGTTTTCACCCATTCCAGGTATGGAAAACCGCCTTTTATATGCGTTTCGATTTTTTCAGCAGTAAGCTGCAGAAAATACTCATCCGTTACGGATTCATACCAGTGGTAACAGCAGGGGCCAGGCGTGATAATATTTTTCAGCCGGCCGTAAAGGGTGGATTTTGCGGTATCGGTTCCGACCGGCCATAATTTGACGCCTTTGGGTATGTGCTTGCCTTTCCAGTTCAGATCCTGGAGCGATGGTTTTCCGAGAACGGGTTTATTGCGTGCGCGCTCGCCTTTTACAGCGAATATGCGGCTGTCTTTTTTCCGGCAATAGTTATAAACCTGTTGTGTTTTGTAGCCTGAGTCAATAGCCACACCGACAACCGGGATGTTGGCATCATCTCGCGTGAAGTTGTAAGCAATTAAGTCGTCAAGCTGCGTTTCCCATTCTCCATAAATCTCTCCATGCCAGATAAGCCAGGATTCTTCACCTACACCCCATCCGCGTAATACAACGGCAATACGGTTTTCCTGGACGTCAACACCGCCGGTGATGAATTTAACGCCTGGGGGTGGTTTCATCGGCAGGTAAGGTTCACACCTCAGCCGGAGGTTTTCCCATTCCGGTTGTTCCCCGGCAACTTCATAAGGTTCGCCGAGTCGGGTATTTACCCAAACCTTCAGGGCCATGGGGTCATTTTTTGCGTCAATGTATTCTTGGGAGATCTGGCGCCAGGATACGAAACCAAGGGGGGACAAGAGACCGCTGATGTGATATCCGCGTTTTTTCCGGTTGGGTTGTCTGGGGATCCACCGGCCTTTTTTCAACATCCTGCTTTTGTAATGCTCGTTGATTTTTTCGCGACAACGCATGCAGGTGTACCAGACTTCGGTTATCTCGCCGTTTTCCGCCGTGTATTTAAGCCCATATTCTTCGTTATTGACGGAGAAAATAAGTATTTGCAGGGTCCCGCAAAAAGGGCAGGGTACGTGATAATACCGCTGGTCGGATTTCTGGAATTCTTTTTCGATCAGGGATCCGCCTTTTTGGGTCGGCGTGCTGATCTTTAAAATCTTTTTCCGGCTGGAGTAAGTATCGGTCCGGCGCTCGGCCAGGCTGACGGGACTTCCTTCACCGCCGATGTCCGGTTCAAAACCGTCGATATCGTCCAGGATCAGATATCGGATAGAGATATTTCTGAAAGCTGCTCCGGAGTTGCTGCCGGCCATGTACAGTGCGCCGCCGATAAAGTTTTTTGCAAGTACCGTGTTTCCGCCGGTGCGGCTTTTTGTCGGGTGGACCTTTGCAGCGATCGCGGGGATGCTTTCGATCATGGGTGCGATACGGTTTCGGCTGTGGCGTTCCGCCAACTCGACAGTGGGAAGCATGTACAAAATCGGACCGGGGGCACAGTCGATGATGTAACCGATAAAATTGTTTGCCACTTCAGATCCGCCAATTTGGGTGGCCTTCATAACAACGACGTCGTTTACCTCTGTTTCGGTTACTGAGAGTACCTGCATGATCTCCCGCAGATATGGCGTGCGCTTTGTGCGGTAGTTACCGGCTTCACGGGAGGCAACGGTATTTAAAACCCTTTTCTCATCAGCCCATTCGTCAACAGTGGTAAGTGGATCCAGTTCCAGGCCGGCGCAAGCGGCTTGGATAAAAAATGTGCGGCCGTCAGTCATTGAAAATCTCGCGGATATGGGCTAAAGCATTTCGGATTTCATTTTCCAGGATTATCCGGATATTTGCTTCCTTCTTTTCGGCCGCAAGCTGGGCGCTTATCCTGTCAATGATGTTTATCAGACTGTCGCGGGTTTTCCGGTACATTTCGAAGGCGCCTTTCTGGACATCTTCATCCCGGAGCAATTTTCCTGACCGCTCCTCATAATCCAGTTTTTTCATTTCGGCATTGTACTGTTCTTTTACCGTCCGAGCCGCGCTGAAGGACATTCCTGCTAACGCAATGGTTTTTGCTGTTTCTGTCCTCTGCCTTCCGTCATCTGTCCTCTGCTCAGGAGGTGTATCCGGAAGGTTCAATCTGGAGATCTTGTTTTTAATTCCGCGGGCCTCGGGGTCTGAATATTTTTTGACATTTTCAACGGCAGCTTCAATGTCGATTATGTATCGTCTGTTGTTGAGTTTGGTAAAAGTGTCGCCGAAAGCGCCTTTCTTGTGGAGCTGAGAAACGCGTCCCTTGGTGACGCCAAGGCGGTTGGCGAGGTCGGTAACGTTCCCGTAATTATCCGGTATAGATTGCAGATTGGTTTTTTTCCGGGGCTTAGTTTTCGATTTTTTTGGCACGGGGAGCTCCCTGGAAATTGAAACTTCTTAAACGCGTTCATCCTGATTCCTTTCGGCTGCATCGCTTCACCTTATGGCTCATTCTGGAGCATACCCATTCGATATAGTCGGCGGTTGGATAGGCGATTTTCCGGCCGATAAAAAAGGCTCCTTTTGGCCCGATTCCTGCGGAATCAAAATTTGCCATGACACCAACCGAATTACCATCAAGCGCCTGCCGCGTTTTGTCAGTGCGGAAAAGATAGGGCTTTCCCGCCAAAGCTTTTTCAAGCTCAATCCGGATTTTCTCTTGTGATTCTGTCATTTAATTTTCCTTCCAAGAATCCACCTAACTCCAATTATTGCAGCTACGCTCACCCGCGGGCTTGCCGTGCTGCTGATTGGGAAAATAACGCTTGTAAAACTTGCAAAATGCCAGACCATATTCAGTGTCCCCAGGATCACGGGACCTGAAACAATATGACTGACATTCATGGCATTTTTCTTCTCTTAGTTTTTCAATCATAAAAAACCCGGCCTTGATTCCGTTTCCCAAATGATTTTTTCCTGACTGGAACTGGATTGCGACAGAATCTTTTTTATTGCCGTTGACGGACCGGGTCACCAACGGGGAGGCATCCAGTCAGGTCAGCCGTTAAAACTTTTCATATCCATCAGGTTCCGCGCCATCAGGAATCCCGGAGTCTTCGTCTATTTGAGCTTCAACCATTTCCATTATGCGAGTCAGTATTTTTTCGCAGTCCTCAACCGTGTTCGGCATGGATCCGAGTTCTTTTTTTGCCGCAGCATACTCGCTGGGGAATTCAGCCTTTCGTGTCATCAGGTTTTTATACTGGGGGGTGTAACTCAGGGGCATAGCGCTTGCGCTTTTTTCCGGTGCAAGCGCTTGTGGGCCCGCAAGCGGCCAGGGCTGATTCGGATACAATTTTACCCACTTTTCAACGGCTTCCATCCGCAGGTCTTGCGGGCAATGCCGGAATAAATCCATGTTCTGGAAAACAAAAGTTGAAAAACCGGGGCCTTTCAGGTTTATGTACCGGGTCCGGAAATCATTCCATACCGAGGCATCACTCGGGGGGCACTGGTGGCCTGCCATACTTGCAGGCCTGTTTGCCGGATCCGGAACTGGCGCCGATGTTTCCGGGGCAGCCGGGATCTCTTTTTCATTTGCCGGTTCTTTTTTTGCCGAGACTTGCTTCGACAGCCAGGCTTCAAACGCTTTGATAAAATCACTCCAATTCCCGACTGCCCGGCATTTAAGATCGTCTACGCTGGCGCCGTTGGCTTTTGCCGTAAGAACAACAAATTCAATGAGCTTTTCCTGGCCTTCCGAATACTGCTCTGCAGCAAGAATATCAAAAGCGTTTTCGTCAATACTTCCGCTTCCCGACATTTCAGATTCTGCAGGGGCTTTTAACTGATACTGTTCATGCCCATCATTTCCGACCGTAGATTCCAAAACAATCGCATCGCTGTTTTCTTCGATGGTCCGGATTCCCTTCAAGTAATCCGCAAACTGGTCCCGCATTGCGAAATTGCGTGCTTTAAATTGCATCATACGATTCGTCCATCTTTTCCACGGGCTTTCAGGTTTCACCTGATCAAAACCGGCCTCGCATGCCTCAGCCCACGAAAATGAACCGGTAACCGCTTCAGAACCCTTTCTTTTCACCCGACAGAAGTACGTCCAGCCGGGTTTTTTCCGTTCACCTTCCGACCATTCCTTGAATTCTTCAAGCAGTCCGGAAGACCGGACAATCGCCAGGGCTGCATCGCCGTAAATACCAGGGCGCCCATTTATTACAGCAATGTTCTGGACACTCGCCATTGGGGACAACCCGATTTCCGCGCCCATTTGCATGGCCACGAAAACTGCTTCCGGGGTTTCGATCGATTTCGGCATCAACCCGGATGCTGCCATGATTTTGGCAAGCCGGATTGCTTCATCAATTCCCCTCGGGGTTA